AGAGCATTAGGGCTGTCATTAGAAGAAACAGTTGCTGCTTTAATGATGTTTTATAAAGCTGGTAGGAAAGGGGAGGATGCTGGAACTGCGTTAAGGCAAGTATTAACAGAGTTGGCAGACCCAAAAGTTCAAAAGGCATTAGAACAGATGGGGATAAAAGTTTTAGATGCAAATGGAAAACTTAGGGATTTGGGAGCAATATTGGACGACCTTAGAGCTAAAGGGCTTACAGCATCACAAATTTTCCAGATATTCGGGACTGAAGCAGGTTCGGCAATCTTAACATTAATGCAGCAAGGGGGAGACGCTTATAGGCAATTTGTAGATATTTTGAATAACGCTAATGGTGTTGCTGCACAAAAAGCTGAAGAAATGAAGAATACTGTTTGGTATAAAATTCAAGAACTAAAATCGAAGATTGAGAGTATCAAATTGGAGATTTTTAAAGACTCAAAAGGGAATATCAAAGAGTTCTTAGACATGCTGATTAAAGCAATGCCAGCGATAAAAGAATTCGCAGTCTCAGTTGCTCAAGGGATGGCTACAGTTGGCAAAATCATTTTGATTGTTTTAAAACCAATGTTGGACATCTTTAATGCACTTCCTGCACCGATTAAAACTGCAATAGGTGCATTTGTGGGATTAGCTGCTGCAGTGGCTGCCATTGTAGGGCCTATACTGTTACTGGCAGGGGCTTTTGCAATGGCTATAAGTTCAATATTAGAAGTTATATCAGTCATTGGAGCTTTAGGGATTTCATTTGGTGCAGTTTCAACAGCTATAGCTGGTGTGGTTGGAGCTTTAGGAGCATTTGTGGCGGCTATTGCACCTATAGTAGCACCAATATTAGCGATAGTTGCAGTGTTGGGAGTATTATACGTAGCATGGAAAAATAACTGGTTTGGAATTAGGGATATTGTATCTTCAGTAGTTACTACAATCAAAGAAAAACTAAACGCATTTATTGACGGCATTAAGTGGTTAATAGAGCAGATTAAAACTCATAAAACACAGATTCTTGAAGCTTTAAAATACGCACTACTTGGACCGTGGGGACTCATAAAATTAGCATGGGATAAGAATCTATTTGGAATCAGGGATAAACTCAAAAGCATAATGAATGACATCCTTAATTTCTTGAAATCTTTGGCAAGTAGATTTTATCAAGCTGGTGTCGGGCTGATTACTGAATTTAAAAGAGGGATTGAAAGTAAAATTAATGAAATCAAGCAAAAAGTCTTAGATATAGTTCAGTGGATAAGAGACCATTTACCATCATCTCCTGCTAAAGAGGGACCATTGAGCGACCTCGATAGAGTAGGGCCCGGTTTTGTAGAAACTATAGCTGAAGGTATTGAAAAGCATAAATCAAGGATTCAATCAGCAATTGGAAAAATAACAACGACTATGGCAATTAATCCAAGATTATTGCAATCGGTGAATAATACTGTAAATTATGGTGGAATGACTTATATGACGAATAATAATACGATAAACATACATGTGGTTGGGAATGGAATTAATGAAGAAGAATTGGCAAGAAGAATTGCTTTAATTCTAAAAAAACAACAATATAGATAATCTTCCTTTTTAGGTGGTATGTTATGGCTCTGCCATACTGGATAGAACAATTACCTAACGGAACTTACAGAATCTGGACGAAAGTCAGCATTGCGGCAAATAGTTCAGCTGTTTTATGGCTTCAAAGAACAGATGGATATAGTCCAGATGGCTCAAAAGTCTTTGAGTTTTTTGGTGAAAACATTCAACTAAAAGGAACTATAAGAGATACTGGTTATGCTTTTACATCAAATTCTTTCATACTCGAAGGTAAGGCTAAACAACTATCTGATTATTCGTATTCCACACTACTTATCCGTGTTGGAGAGATAGATACACTTGAAAATGTTATTGCAAAATGGAATGGCGATTTTGATTATATACAAGTGTATCAGAACATATACGGAAATGAAATAAACAAAGTATCATTAGCTGATGTACCCGTAAACGTGCAAGAAGATTTCTACTTTAAGGTAATCGCTTATCCAAACGGACATATTGATAGTTATTACAACAACAACGTTGTATCAAGTGATTTTGATGTAGATAGCTATAATTACATTGGAAAAACTTTAAAGTTAGATGCTCGCTATGCAGACGTTATCTTTTATTACATCTTCGTAAGGAAATATACCGAAAATGAACCAACCGTTTCAGTAAAACAAACAGAAGATACAGAAGATACTTGGAAAATTACAATATCAAATCCGAACAGCTATGACCTCGTAGATTTCCAAGTAGCAATCGAAGGAATCCCATTATCCTCAAAAACAGATAGTTTATTAATTGATTATACCCCTCCAAAAGAAGTAAAATACATCTATATTCTAAATACCAAAACCGTTGATGAAAGCGGTGTTCTATACGATTCAATTCCAAGTGGTTATATCATACCGAAAAAACAGTTAGTTGATGAATCTGGAAATGTATATAACTACATGATAAAAAATAACACAATATACATTGAAATTCCAGCAGACAATCCGATATTAGCTCAAACTTTGAAAACATTATCTTTCAACGATGTCGATTATACACAAAAAACGTTAGACACTTCATTAGCGAAATGGATTGATATGGTATTTTCGGATGTTCCAGTTGCTGTTGGTGGTGGTGATAGTTCGCAAATATTACAGCACACCATATCGATGGACATAAATACAAAATTCATAAAATCAACGGTAGTTCTTAGTGATGGAACAACACATTTTGCATATTATGATTTCAGTTCAGAATATGACGAAATTCAAAATTTAGTTGATATTTCAACACAATCAGAATTCAATGGAGATACAATAATATTCACTGCAACAGCAACTAATGGAAAAACAGCAACAGAAACTATACAACTTGATGAAAACACTATTGTTAATTTATATAACTCCATTATGGCTAAAAAATATGATAGCTTAAAAATTAGGCAAGGGGATATTGAATACTCATTTTTAATAAAAAATGGGCATCCAAACATTGAGCTTAACATTGCAAAAAGCAGAGCAATAGATGGGAGTTTAGTGTATGAACAATTAGGGAAAGCAGGAAAATCTTACACTTATACAATAGTTGTTGATACTCTTGAGAAAAAGGAGTTCTTAGAAAATACACTGCCAAATAATCCCGTGTTTGAGGTAGATATAGGCTCAGGATATAAACAGGCATTGCTTACGGACATTAGTATAGTTCCAATAAGCCCACTCCTATTCTACAAATATTACGCTGACATTGAATTCATAATTTTAGAGTGATGCTTATGAAAACAATTGTTATAGATAAATCAATGAGCATTGACATTGAATTCTCAATTAATGCCATTGACCAGTGTGACATAAACAGCCTAAAAGACTTACAACTTCAACCTTTCGACCAAGTAGAAATATTGTGGAATGATAAGAAAATTTTCATGGGATTTTGCATCGATGCAAGATTAACTCAATCATTTGGACAGCAACAATATGAATATACAATTAACAGCCCGTTATGGATATTATCTCAACAAAAAACAGAGGCAAAAACTACATACTTACAGTTATTTTTAAAAGAATGTGCTGATTTGTGTAATTTGCAGTTAGATTACCAAATAGAAACAAATCCGCTAATTTACGTTGAAGAAGGAACATACTTCGATGCCCTGAAAAAGTGTATTCTCTTTACTAAAAACTATAATACACGTTTCTATGTTGATTATTCGGATAATAAATTAGTTTTTACGGATAAAATTGCTGGATTACATAATAAAATAGAAAAAGTAATTAGATACGAATTTGAGTGGGATACAGAGATTATAAATGTGGTATATTGGTGAGTCTTATGGAACTGCTACCATACTGGATAGAACATAGTAAAGATTCAACCGGATACGTTATATACACTAAAGTTCCAAAAATTCCAGCAAATTCATCTGTTACGTTATATATCAAGCGGGTTGATGATGATTCAGTGCCTCCAAAAGATTTCTCCATTATCGGATTTAGATTCGATTTTTCAAGCGTTTCATATATGGATTATACTGAACTACAGCAGTATTTTGACTTGGTGAAGGTTTGGTATGATGATGATATTGAAGATTATACAAACGACCAATGGTACATTGAAAATGGGATATTACATTGGCCAAATCCAGATTACAGTTGGAAACCTGCACTTGCTGTAAAACAACAGTATATGACATCTGGTGATTTTGAATACATCATTAGGGCCAAATTGAATTCTTCTAACAATAACAATTTGATATCTTTATGGAACGATAATTCTGAAGAGAGGTTAAGTGTTATTTATTCAGATTGTTGGTGGGAAGACGCTTGGACTGGAGAAAAACATTACAGCGGAACTGATGTTATCACTCAAATTGGTGATGATTGGAATTGGGATGAATATGAGAACCCATTAATAACTGGAGATAGAGTAGAATACAGAGTGGTTAGAAAAGATGGTAAAGTTAGCATTTACCTAATTGACATCGCATCTGGGAACATAACAACAATTGTAGAAAATGCGGATTTTACAGACACCGTTAGACCGCTACTGCGATCTGGTTATAGCAATGTTCAGTTTGAGTATCTTGAATGGAGAAATTGTTCGTTAATCGACCCATCACTTAGAGTGCCGTTGGATGGCTGGTGGAAAATAACCATACAAAACCCCACATCAACCGATTGGACTAATAAAGTCGTGGTTATTGATGGTGCAGGAATTGTATTATCAGAAGACGACAAGCTAATTGTAACAACTGACAATCCATTTGAGTCAGTTAGTGGCCCTCCCAAAGTGTTTGCAAGATTAACAGTAAGGCCTAACTGTGTTTGCTACAGAAACTCAGAATCGGAAAAAGACGTGAGGTTTTCATTAGAACTTAATAATGTTATTATTCAACCACCAGTTCCAGCAAAATGGATTGCAAGATTATATGAGGTAAGTTCAAATGAAGTATTAGCAGAAAAAGAACTACAATTTACACCAGATACATTAGATTACACTTTCAATTTAGAAGAAAACTCGAAGAAAGATTACATTATTAAATTAATTTGCAACATTAACGGCACTGAATATGAAGTAGATAGTGAAACTATAATCGTTGAAAGACAGCAATACTGCCATAGTTTAACGATCGACGTAAAAACATTTGACAAAACTGGTGAGGAGACCACTGAATTTCCACATCCAACAAGTGCAGATTATGATGAAAATAAACACTCTGAAATAATCGTCAGATTCAAAATAAAAGATGAACAAGGAAATTCTGTAGATGTCCCCATCGAAAACATATCCGTAAATTGGCAATATCCTATCAATAAAACAGATATAGGAACTTATGAAATGAGAATTCCAAACACTGCAGATAATTGTTTAAACATTGGTGAATATGGAATTGCAATTTATATAAACAAAAACTGGTGCAATGAAAATGGTTATTACAACAAATACAACATTGAAGCTTCAGATGTGATTCTAAATGCTGACAAAATTGAAAAAGTTGGGTTATGGAACAATGAACATATCACAAATTATGAAAATGGGATTACATACCTTGATACAACTTATGAAACCATATCTGGAATATTTATAAATCCACAAAAACAATTCAGTATTGTAGAATCATTGACTGAAACAACTGAAAGGCGTCAATATAGCTACTGTTTCAGGATTTATGAATCACCAATGACCCTCAACTTACCAACATACAACGAAGATGAATTGAGAGAATTGGCAAAAGCAATCGTCAGAGAGTTAGGACAGCCAAGAAAAATAGAAACTTTTACACTGCTAACAAAAGAGATACCAAAAATAAACAGTTCAATCACTTTAGACTACAATGGGAAGCTAATATCAATTCCAGTTTATTCCGTAAAATTCTTTATAGCCAAAAAAACTATAAGAATACAAATTAAAAACGACCAAATGAAACTACTAAAAGACTACCTACGTTCAATTAGATAAAACCTACTTACTGGCCCTCTAAAGCATCTTCAATGGCTTTTTTAATAAGCTCTTCAACCCTATCTTTTTTCTTTTCAAGTGCAGGTCTGAAGAAAGGCCTTGCTGGCATTTTACGAGTCCCTTCCTCAACGAATATAGCGTAAGGTCTTGAAGTTTTTATAACTCCTACCAATCCCCCTCTTCTAAATGAATGACTAATAGATTTTTCTAATTTCTTTTTGTCCTCTCGTGGAGATATTAAACCAACATGAGGCAGTAGCCCCTTTCTTTCAAGTTGTTTTCTGTAACTCTCAGATATTGGAGGATAATTCAGTTTTTCATATCCTCTTCTGATATTATCCAAAACTTCTTCTTTAACCTCCAGGGTAGCTTGCTTAATAGCTTCCTTAAGATTATCTTCCAACTCTTCAGCTATCGTGAGCAGAGATTTATCAACTTTAACTGTTATATCCATAAATCTCATTTTTTCACATCCACGATTTTATATCCCAAACTACATCTGCAGTTAGGATGCAAAGGAGGCTTGACGGGAACTTTATCAATATCCCACTCTTTACCTTCCAGAGCCTGACATTTAGCACAACATTTCCCGTCTTTCCTTGTATACCACCTTACTATGACCTTAACATTATTTTTCTCGGCATACTTTTTATAATATTCGTATCTTGACCATTCATAGGCTCTGCTAAGCTCGGTTCTTGCAATTCTTTCTGCCTCATACCTTGTAGTTTTCAACGTCTGCATAATTTTCTCAGTAATGTTTGTATCTTCAGTAGTGCTAAGTTCTTCTAACAAAATATGCCTTAATCTTGCTTTTTGGTTCTCTGTTAATTTTTTACACAGGTCAAAAGTGTAATTCTCAACGAACTTTATAGTTCCTTTATCAACATCTATATCCAATCCCGTTACCTTGACAACGTCTTTTAATGCTCGTTGTATATCCCTTGAGAAATCTATTCCCTGAAACTCTTTGTTAATCAATGCCCTAATTTGCCTATATGCAGTTGCTGTAATTTTTCCTTTATTCTTTTCAAGTATTTTCATTGCCTTATCTTTTGCTTCAAGTGTCGATTCTTCCAGCTTTTCCATAATTTTATTTACCAAATCAGCAATTATTGGGTCTAAAGGATGTTCTGGTTCTTGAGAGTGTTGTGTAATATCCTCAACAGGTTCAAACTCAACTTCTAAACCAAATTCCTTCAATATATTCTGAATACTCTCAGTTGAAGCCCCACAATCTTTCAATGTTTTAATCGCAGTTGCCAGAGTATTTAACCTATCTGCCTTATTATTTGCGTCCTCTGGGTTAATATCCGCAAATTTTATCCTCACATCAGCATTAAACTTCTTTTTAATAATAAAATTCACAACTTTCTCAAAATCTTGCTGCATTCCCCTATAAATCCTATTCAAAAAGTCTGCGATAGTTCTTGATGTTGCTAACTCAACCCCTCTTGCATCCACCATAGCAATACTTGCCAGTAAGGAGAATGTAATTTCTTTATTCAGTAAACTAATTGTAGTTTCATACAGTTTTGGGTCTATGGATTTTGAAGTTTCAATTACCTTTAACTCAACAAACGGGTCAGTGAATAACTCTTTTCTCTCATCCCAATTTTCAAACTCTTTTGATAATGCCTCCAATTGCTTTTTAAATTCCTCATAAGCTTTCTTGGCAACTTCATCATTATCGTCTGCTGGCGGAGTTGGAAACATTGGATTTCCATCTTTATCAAACTTTCCAACTATGCCATGGATGAACGGTGCTGAATATCTCATGACCGTTGTAGGCATCCTCCTAAGAATATCCCACTTTGCCAAAACATACTCAACACACTTATCAATTACAGAGCCACCATTCCTTTTGAACCATAAAATATTCTCTGCCTTTCCAATCTCAGCCCCTTCTTCTACTTTAACCTTCCCAACGTGTTCCTTTCGTATAAAATATATTGTCTTCGTTTTTGTTTTTCCATCCAAATCTACATAAGTTGCCCTTTGAATAAAAAATACATCCCTATCATCAAATGGGCTTTTCCTAACTTCCATTGTAGCAGGGTCAATCCTCTGCACATAATCTAACTCTCCATTTTTATACCTCAACTGAGCAAAACATTGTCCATAAACCAAATAATCAACAAACAGCTTTTCCAAAATGCTATCTCCATGTAAGTTTGTGTTTATCAATCCAATCTCATTAATCCACTCTTCAACTTTCTCTTTTAATGATTCATCTTCTGTTATTATGCTGTAATTTTGAAATAGCATGTTTTTAAGAGCTGTAATTATCAAATTCACAACAGGTTCATATTTGTATATCATCTCCCTTGTCCTATCATCAGTGATTAAATTATAATACTGTGTAGAGTCTAATGTTGTAGGCCTTTTATACTTCATAAGCAAATACTCAATGCTATCCCTATCAATTTCTTCTTGTGAAACTGCCTCAGTCTCTTTTGAATGTCCCCAAACTGCAGTAAAAGCCATTTAAATCACCTCAATATGAAATAACTTCTGACTACTGGTGTTCTTCTGGATTCTTCTGCGGCATACAGGGCTAAGGCTAAGCTGATTACGCAATCATCGTGCATTCCAGGTGGAGCTTCCATCCTAAGAGTAGTTTTTGTTCTAACATATCTGAAATACTTCAATTCGTTAATTAAGACAGGAATGTTTGGAATTTTCAACTCATCATTTTCAAAAGCAACAATCAACTTACTAATCAAATCCAATTTACTCTCATTTGTAAATTTGAACCCTTTAGCAATATCCTCCACCAACTCAATAACCGCATTCCCCACTCCCGTCTGGTCCAGCAAAATCATAGGCCTATTAAACTTCTCATATAATTCCCTGATTTTCTTAGCAACAAAAGTGTAAGGCCTTCTATTGAATCTCTCAAAATACACAAGCTGATACGGCTTTTCAGTAATATCCAGAATTGTAATAACTGTATAATCCTGGTCTTTAGCCAAATCCACTCCCATAGCATATCTTCTGTTTGGCAACCCTGCTTTAAGCATCTCAGCGTTAATCACATTCCTCATAATATGCTCCAACTTAAACACAGCATCCACATCATCTATAAACTCTGCACAATACTCTTGAAGCCATACGGGGTTATCTTCTCCCAAATCTTTCTTTTTCCTCTCTAAATAATCACGAGATATGAAAGGATTAGTCCAGCTCGGATATCTAAATGATATGTATCCATTGAGTTTTTGTTGGCCTTTTAAAAACGCCTCATAAAAGTGATTCTTACCCCATGGTGTAGAAATCATAACCAATAAACCGTCATAATCTGCAAGCATAGGCTCTATTACGTTCTTTATAATATCCTCATCTATGAATGCTGCCTCGTCTATAATAACCATGTGATATGCCCTCCCCCTTAAGTTCTTTGGGATTTCAGCACTTCTAAAATAAATCCTACTACCCGTCTTAAATTTAATTTCCAATGGTGGGCTTCTCTTAATTTTAGCTGTTAAATCATTAATTATCCAATTTCTTTCAATGAGTTCTTCAAGTTCTTCAAAAATAATACATGCTTGGTCATACGTTGGAGCTACAATTGCTATTTTCTTATCGAAATTCGTGCATGCCAAATGCAATGCAATTCTTGACATTAATTTAGACTTTCCCCACCTTCTACCACAGCAAACTACAATTGTCTTGTATTTACCACTATACAATGCTTTGATTACTTCCTTCTGCCCTTCATGGAATTCTTCATGTAAAATATACTTTGCGAAATACTCCAAATTATCCAAAATCTTAAACGGGTCATCCAATTCTAAAAGTTCCTTAAATTGGGCCGCTACTGCCGCCATGTTCAGCCCTCATTTTCAGCAATTGTATTAATGGGTTCTCCTGCTTCTCTTCCTGGCCCATTAACAAATCCGCTTTTAATTTAATTGCCGCACACATGGCATTAACCGCAGCCTGTAATTGGTGCGGCTTCTGAATAATCCAATCCTGCTGTAAAGCATCTTTTGCCCTTTTAACTGCGAAATCCAAATCTTCAATATGTTTTAAAAGTTCCTTCTCTGTAGCTCCTTCTTCGCCTTTTTGCTTGTCATAAAGTTCTTTTAGTCTGGCTTTTGCTTTTGGTTCAAGGTGCTTTTTGTAATACTCATACACACTCTGCTTAGTAATCTCAATACCATACTCTTCCTTCAGTTTCTGAGCAATTTGAGCCCAAGAATACCCCTGAGACCTCCACAATATTATGTCATCGTGCATCATCGGTGTGATTTTCTTTCGTCTGTTTTTCTGGCCCATCCTTACACCGTCAAATTATCGTTAGGTTATCGTTAGGTTGATGTCAGGTATTTTCCTGACACATTAGTATTTATAAATACTAATTTCCCAGCCCTTATGGGTGATACTGTGAGCCAACAAATAGCAGCATACCTTGCACTGTTTATGGTTCTGGAACTCGTCTTTTACATTAGAAAAATATACGATGCAATGGCATTAACAGTTGTAGTTTTTGCAATCTTTGCAGTAATATTTTTTCTACTATCAAACTATAAAGGTAATACTGGTTTTATTTCGGCTATTTCAGACGCTTTTAAGCCACCTCACAAACGAATTAAAAAGGTTGTTGTGGGCAATCCAGAAGCATCAAACAACACAATCCTTAGAATTGAAAAAGAAGCTGAAGAAATACATTATAATGAGAGTGATAGAAACTCTGGCGGGGATAATAATAACTTCAAAACTCCTACCTCCTGCATTATCAAAATTCCTAATTCTAATGATTGAGTTTTTAAAGTTGTTGGGGGGATAAAATGGCAAGAATATTAATCGACAATGAAGACCTTGCAATCATTGTAAAAGAGTGCTTTGAAAAGGCAAAAAATAGGTTTGACAAGGAATATGATAAGCTCTTGGAGATGAAGGATTGTGAAAATAAAGCGCTTAGGAATTTGTATCTTCTTAATCATGTTGCGACTGGTTATTTTGGGAATGAGCTAAAGGTTAATGTGA